GCATCAGACTTGTCTTGAACGTCGCCCATTACCTGAAGCGAATAGTAAAGAGAAGTCTGTGGACTTGCCAACCAATCTTCGATGAATTGCTCATCATAGGTAACCACATCTGACCAGCTGTTGAATGAGTAACCATGCAACAGTCCGGTCTTATTGAGTAGGGTGATGATGCCATCACACACTGCTTTATAATCATCCCAGCCAACCTCAGACGCGATCTCAACAGGACCGTAGTCAAAGCTCTGGACGCCAAATGTACCGCTATCACGGTCTACCTGACGGGCAATGGGAGGTGCAATCTCAGGGCAGGTGGTGTACCCATCAAGATCAGTATAACGATAACTGCAAGAAGCAGTAGGAGCAATAGCAAAGGCTCGATCCATGTTATTGAATCGTGCTACTTGTGAAGCAGCCTGGATACCTTTTTGCAGCTCTTCAGCGAGGATAGTAGCAGGTGTATGCTCATAACTCAAGCCACTATTAACTTGAGTCAATGCCTCACCAAACTGCTTGTAAGTTACTCCGCTTTGTCGGAGCAGGTTTGCGAGACCCAACATTCCGAGACCGACTTGGCGATCTGTCTCTGAAGGGAGGTATTCTCCGCTAGCTCCAACATCTGTTTTTCCGTGAAGACTGCACAACTCGGACATTCCGTTGACAAATGCACTTTGAATGTCATTGAGTTCACATTGGCCGAGGTTAACATGTTGAAGTAGACAGGTACCCCGTGAGGGCAGATAGACTTCCAGGCAAACGTTACCCCTGATTCGATTTCCATTCTTGTCGACTTTAGTTTTGTTGAGCCAAATGTCACCTTTCTTGATACCTTCAAGCAAAGCTTGTCGTACTACAGGTGTGGTTTCTTCCCACCAGTAGTCATTGATGTTGACACAGCGTTTGATCCAAGGAAGCTCGGATCGTGATGCTTGAATAAACTCAAGTACATCAGGGTGATTTAGATCAAGATGACAAACAACAGCGCCATTCTTGTAGACGCCACCACGCCTCAGGATTTCGTTGAGGGTTGAGTAGATTTTAGCAAAGGAGACCGGGCCTGACGCCACAAGTCCTTTGCCATTTTCAGCTCCTTTTTGTCGGAGCTTGGATAGATGAACAGCCACGCCAGCTCCGTATCGGAGAGCATGGGAAACAAATCGCCAAGATGCTTCGATTCCATTTGGACCTTCCATTGTGTCTTCCACCACGAACACGGTGCAAGAAACAGGGAGACGGCTGGTGGGATCATCAATCCAGGACTGCACACGCCCAGTACGGGCAATCAGTTCTTTGGTGGGTTTAGACATTATTAAACGAGATCAGTAAGGTTAGGAGGTTGATAGTTTGGTCCTTTCAAGACCTTCCCATCTTCTCGGTAGATGGGGTTACCGTTATCGTCAAGCTTAGATAGGTTGCTTTGATGTACGCGATTAAGTGCTTCATCTAGATCCCATCCAAGATTAGCAGCATACTGGTAACACACGTAGACCAGATCAGCTAGCTCTTTGAGACAGTCAGTTGCATTAACTGTAAGTCCCATGATCAGTTGATTTTCTGCATCCAAAAATTCTTTAAACTCTTCAACGATCAAACGCCTCTGCATAGTCCGTGAAGCTGGCGTTGTACTGTTCTTCACCTGGAAAGCGTTCCTGAATTCGACGGCTTGCTGGAGAAGGGTTGATGATGTCATTTTCGAGTTCGTTTTGCAAGTAGTGGATGGCTTTGCGCAGGTCTTCGCGTTTGCTGTCTTTGTGTCCTGCGCGACAAATATATTTAATTGCGTTACCGAGATGGAAGTTTAGTCCTTGGTCTCGAATGAAATCCCAAACTGGGATGCTACCTCGTCGATAGTAGCTTGGTCCGTATTGGTCGGTGGTGGCCATTTTGAAACTAAGTTAGATACATTGTTACCCAACACAAAGCATTGTTTTTGTAGGGCTAAGAAAAGGGTGATGATAGCGTCTACCTCACCCTTTGAGCTATTCAAGGCGTCTTCAATCTGACGCATCTTGAACTGTTGCTCCATTGTTAGTTCCAACACTGGCGGAGGCGGGAACCCAGTGTCGGATTTCTTGAGTTGAAAAGTCATAGTCTTCTGCTTGAAGGATCTTTGCTAATCGTGCATTCAGTAATGCAACTGACTCATCGAGATCCTTCTCAGCAAAAGCATCCACAACGGTCTTCCAGTTATCACCGTGTTCATCAAGAAGGGCAGCAGCACGTTTGATACCAATACCAGGTACGCCTGCATATCCATCTGTTTGATCACCAGCCATTGTCTGGATTAAATGCCAACGATAACCTTCTTCAGGAGTAATAGTTACTACACCCTCAGATAGGTCATACAACTCACCAGGAATCTGTCTCATGTCCTTATCAGGACTGCAAATAATGTGTCCAGGCTCTTTGGTGGCATAGATACCCATTGCGTCATCAGCCTCAAGAGTAGGCATCACGACAACGTGGTAGTCCTCCTTGAGTTTGTTGATGACCCTTTTGTAGCCGCACGGTTTCTTTCGATTACGGTGTCCTTTATACGCTGGGTCAAGAGATTTACGAAAGTTGATGCTATCAGAAAAGAACAGAATAGAATCATCAAAACATCCAAGGTCACTAGCGATGTTATAGAGTTCTCGTTCAACATAGTCGTATGCCTCACTGAATCTGGAGGTAACGACGATAAGATCTTCTCCGAAGTCAATTTCGGTTTCAGTAGCGGCGCAGCATTTATAGACAATGTAATCACAGTCGATTAGTAGACTCACTTCCCCTGTCCCCGCTTGAGCTTGCGCCCATGCGAAGGAAGAGAACGGCGTCCATTACCTTGACGGGTGTGTTTATATTTTGCCTTGGACTCAAATTGAACACGTCCAAGAGCGGTTTTAGATTTTACTGCCATAGTGGTGGTTAGTGTACATCTGCCCAGGTTTTACCTACTTTAGCTTCGGCTTCAATAGGAATCCTGAGATCATAATGCTCTCCTGCTGTGAGAGCTGAAATAGTTAGAGCTGATGACAGTGTATCAGCATAGTCAGGTAGACATTCAAACTGCAATTCGTCATGTACGAATGCTAGTTGATGAGCTTTGATTTCGCATTGGTCGATTACATTATGAGTGTGAACCATCCATTGCTTGGCTATAACACCCGCGCTCCCTTGGAGAAGGTAGTTAAGGGCTTTGTGGCTACCATCAACAGCACAGCGGCGCCCGTCACACAAATTGATGTAACCAGATTCCGCCTTGGACTTAACCGCAGCAACCAGTTTCTCAAGTCCTGGAATTGCATCCATGTAAGCTTGGCGGATCTCAGCACCTTTCTTCTTTGCATCTTTCGCTGATAGTTGTTGGTCGTAAGATAGTCCGATCTTTTGATCACCGGCTCCGTACAAAAAGGCATAGGTTACAGTCTTAACTAGACGACGAGAGATTCCTATTTTGTCTGCGTTGACTTGGTGGATGTCTCCATTGAGGAGGATGTCTGCGTACCTGCCACCGTCATACCGAGCAAGATAGTGAGCGAGCATACGAAGCTCAATACCAGACAAGTCTGCACCCACCATAGTGTAGCCAGGTGATGCTGTAAATAGTTTTCTAAACGCTTCATCAGAGATTACTTGAGCAAGGTTTGGCTTACGATGGGCACATCGAAACGTGTTAGTAGCTACTGAACAGTGGTGATGGATGCGTTGATCACGGACAAGCTTTAGCCAGCCGTTGACACCTTCAGACAACATACCTAACTGCTTGGTTAGCTCAAGACAACGGAAGAATTGCAGAGCTTCCTCTGTGCCGATGTCTTTAAGAACAACCTCATCAATGGCAGCTTTACCGCTTGCAGTTACCTTGTCTGGTTTCCATCCGTGATAAGTAGCCATGACCCATGCGATATGATCACGGCTTGTTGGGTTGAACTCTTTCAGTCTAGTGAAAGTAGCTCCAGTGACATATCCTTGGGTTTTGTTAGGTCGTTTAGGAGTAAACTCCGACCCTTCAACGTAAGGATACCTGTTGCGTAATAGCTGATTAAGATCCTCAAGCTCTCTTCGGAGAGTTGATTCAAGTTGCCATGCAGCAGGCTCATCAAAGTACCATCCATGTAGTTCCTGTTCAGTGAGGATCTCTGCGACACGATGTTCTAGCGTAATCCATTCAGGTATGGTAAAAAGTGTTTCCAAAGTTTAGTAGTAACAACAACGTCTTGTATCATGTAGTCTTGCATTTCTTGCGACCACTGCTTCCAGTCTGTATCCTTACCGAAGGACCCTTTGTACTCACCCAGGCGATAGCCATAGGCTTCAAGGGAGTGTCGACCGTAAAGCTGTAGTGGCATTTGTTTCCACTTACGCTTCTGATCTGTCTTCAGAATATCAGCGTGATAAAGATGGCTAAGAACCAAAGTATCCAAAACCCTGCCAGAGTTTTGAAACCAAGGATATAGCTTACGAATAACAGGCAGGTCATAATTAACGATGTTATGACCGACAAGTATATCTGCGTCCTCAAGAAGTTGAAGACCACGAGTAAGTGGTTCCGTATTACCTTCATCATTGTAGACCAAGGTTTGATTAGTCTCCGTATCATAGACACCGAGACAGTGGATACAGGTAACATCATGTAGTAACCCGTTTGTTTCTAAGTCAAAAATTAACATCATTCCAGTGCCGAACGACACCAGCGCAAATGAATAAGTTTGTAATAAGGACTAGCCCATCAATCAAGATGAGCTTAGCGACCATTCCAGCGGTAGGTCTTGTCGATAAACGCTGCCTTTTCAACTGCTTCAGGGGTAGGAGGTTTGGGTCCAATGGCAGGAATAGTACCTGGGTACACAACCACACGGGGCGAGGTGTTGTGCTTAGAAGTCGGTGCTTGGGTCGAACTCTTCATTAGATTCAGTCTCTTTGAATTTACAGGTGGTTAGGTCATAGCTTAGTCGGCACGCGACGCCAACCTCGCCAGAATAGCGATTCTTAAGGACTCGCACAGTTGTGTCACTTCCACCAGATGTGCTCTGCTGGTTTCTTTCAAGTGCAATAACTCCGTCAGAGAGTTGTGCAATGGCCGCAGATCCTCGCAGCTGTCCCAAAGTGACGCGGGCACCTTCCTCATGGTTCTGGTCACTTGATGTTCTCCGTAGATGAGAGACAAGGAACAAAGCAACACCAGTACGTTCTACCAGTGAGCGCAACCTTGTCATAGTTGTGTCAATCATACGGCGTTCATCACCATCCAAACCGCTGAGCAAGATACTCAAGTGATCTAGGAAGATTACCCTTGTATCAAGACCCGTTGCCAGGTACTCAATTCGGTTGTAGATGAGATCAGGATCAAAAGACCCAAAGCCGTCGAAAAGAAAAAGATTCCACTTAGCAAGAGTGTCTTGATAT